GTTCAGCCCGCTTCTAAGCAGCCTCGGTAGTCGTGGCGGTTTTGCCGCCTGATGCGTCGTTCAACGAGTTCGCCCGTTACGTGGAGGCCCATAAGGGGCCTAAGACGCGGTTGGAACTCAATGAGTTGTGGGCGTGGCGGCAGAAGTTGGCTGGAGTCAAGTTTGATGTGGGCCGTGGGTATCGCGGAACTTTGCCGCCCGACGAGCAGGATCTCACGATGAATGAACGCGAATCTAAGGTGATTTCTGAGGCTCAGGCTCAGGGTCGTAACATTGAACCTGTTGGGAAGCGGTGGGTTTGATGGCTCGTAAGACCAGAAGCGAAACTTTCGATTCGTATAAGCGCCGTTTGGAGTTGGCTCGCAAGTGGCGGGAGCATGAGGGGTACGACGAGACTTGGCGGCGTTTGGCTGACTTGTACCGTGGTAAGCATTGGCCGTCCTCGACGGCTACTCAGTCTGATTTGATCACGGTCAATTTGGCTTTCAGCACGATCAATGTGATTGCGCCGTCTGTTTCGGTGAATCATCCGAAGATTGTGGTTCAGGCGAATCAGCCTGATGATCAGGATCGCGCTGTGTTTGTGGAGTCGGTCGTGAATCATTTGTGGCGGCATCACGATTTCAGGTCGCCTTTTAGGCGCGCTGTGAAAGATTTTCTTGTTTTCGGCCACGGCTGGTTGAAGGTGGGGTGGCGGTTCACTGAGCAGGATCGTGCCATTGGTGATGCTGAACGTGACGAGTTGTATAGTCAACAGGTCGCTGAGGCTGATCAGGCTGCGATGGATATGCCTGATTTGGCGGGTGATTTGCCTACCGATGATGACATTGCTGCGAATCTGCCGTCAACGATGTTGACGGTGGTTGAGGATCAGCCGTTTGTTGAGCGGGTTTCCCCGTTTGATGTGTTTGTTGATCCTGAGGCTACGTGCATGGATGATGTTACGTGGATTGCGCAACGTATTGTGCGGCCGTTGGAGGAGGTGCAGGCCGATAAGCGGTACAAGCCGTCGGTGCGGAAGCGTCTAAGTGCGGATGCTGGGTTGGATTCGTCTTATCAGGATCCGTTGGATCAGTCGCAGTTCGCTGATGAGGCTGATCGGGTCACGTTGTACGAGTTTTACGATGTTGCTTCTAACACGATGTCGGTGTGTGCTGAGCATGGCGACGAGTTTTTGTTGGATCCGACTCCGATGCCGTATGCGTTTGGTCAGCCGTTTGTGATGCTCAGGAATTACGATATTCCTGACAGGTTTTACCCGTTGGGTGACCTTGAGTCCATTGAGTCGCTGCAACTGGAACTAGATAAGACACGTTCGCAGTTGATGAATGACCGTAAACGGTATGCCCGCAAGTATTTGTACCATGAGCGGTCGTTTGGCCCTGAGGGTCGTGAGGCTCTTGAGTCTGATCAGGACGGCAGGTTTGTTCCTGTTGTCGATGAGAATAAGCCGTTGTCTGATGTTGTGATGCCGTTGCCTCAGGTGCCTGTTAGCCCTGAGATTTACAATTACAGCCAGATCATCACTGAGGACATCAATGTGGTGTCTGGGGTGAATGAGTATTCGCGTGGTCAGATGCCTGAGATTCGGCGTACTGCTACGGAGGCGAGCATTATTGCTGATGCTTCTAATGCCCGCGCTGCTGACAAGTTGGCGATTGTTGAGATCGCTATTGGGCAGATCGCTAGGCGTGTGCTTCAGTTGATGCAGCAGTACATGACGGGTGAGGCGATGGCTCGGGTTGCTTCTCGGGATGGCACCGATTTGTTTGTGGAGTATTCGCGGCCTGACATTGTGGGCGAGTACGACTTCTCTGTTGAGGGTGGTTCCACGCAGCCGATCAATGACACGATTCGTAAGCAGCAGGCTGTCAGTTTGTTGAATGCGATTGGTCCGATGATTGGCACGGTGATTGATCCCGCCCAGTTGGCTGTGCATGTGTTGCGTGAGGGGTTCAACATCAAGAATCCTGAAAAGTTTTTGATGCAGCAGCAGCCGCCTGCTGGCCCTGAGGGGGGTGCGCCGCCACCTGAGGGGGGTGCACCTTTGCCTGATCAGGGCGCGATGCCGCCGCCTAGTGCGATGGGGCCGATGTCTGCACCTGAGTTGGGGGCGTTCGCTCCGACTGGTGGTGTACCGCCTGAGTTGTTGGCGCAACTTCAGGGCCAAATGGGCTTGGAGTTGCCTGCGCTGTAAAGCCTTGTGGGACACGGTTGTTTCCCTTATAGGAGCAACCGTTCCATTTGGACTCCCTAGGAGGCTTTGTGCCTGACGAATTCACAGAACCTGATGAACCCGCCGCTGAGGTGGATATTTCAGACGGGGCTGACATAGAAGTACCAACGGAAACCGATGATTCGGAGACATACACCATCAAGGTGGATGGCGAGGATCAGGCGGTCACTTTGGAGGAACTTCAGGCAGGTTACTCGCGGCAAGCGGATTACACCCGCAAAACCCAAGAGTTGGCTGCCGAACGGCAACGGTTACAGCAAGCCGAAACTATCGCTAACGCGTTGGAATCGGACCCAGAGGGCACTCTAAAGGCGCTTTCGTCTGCGTTTGGAATTGCATCGGACAACCCGCAGGTTGACAGCGAATCATTTGATGATTCGTGGGATACCGAGGATCCGACGGCGCAACGGATAGCGAAGATTGAAGCCCAACTGGAAACGCAGGCTGCTGCCGCAAGACAACAGGCTTTGGACAAAGAGGTATCGGCCCTGAAGGGTCGGTATGGCGAGTTTGATGAGCAGGCGTTGTTTACGCATGCACTTCAGAATCGCATTCCGAATCTGGATGCCGCTTACGCTCACATGAAGTTTGGCGAGGTTTCTGCTGTCGCAGAGAAACTGCAAGCCGATAAGGATGTGACTGAGGCTAAACGTGAAGCAGCGGTGGTCGCTGGTGGCAAGTCCACTCAGTCGGGTGCTGTTTCTTCCAAGTCCTCGGGTAAAGCGCCGTCAACGATTCGGGAAGCGTTCTCTTTGGCTAAGGCCACACACGGCAACTAACCCCTAGTACGAAGAGAGACATCAAATGGCTGGTAACAGCAACTTTGACGAGATTCTCTCCACCACGCTGAACAACTATGTCCCCAAGTTGGTGGACAACATTTTCAGTGCACGACCGCTGTTCTACGCCCTGACAAACGGGCAAACGATTCGGCGTATCTCTGGTGGAGCAAAAATCGTCGTTCCAATCATCTATGGTACGAACAGCACTGCTGGTTCATACGCGACCACGGATACTATTTCCACGACGGCTCAAACAGGCATTACAGCCGCTGAGTACGACTGGAAACAGTACGCCGCGACGGTGACCATCAATGGTCTTGAGGAAGCCAAGAACAACGGCGAAGCCCAGATCATTGACCTGCTGGAAGGCAAAATCTTTCAGGCGCAGGAAACAATCATTGAGAACATGAACACCATGTTCTGGGGTGATGGCACTGGTAACAGCAACAAGGACTGGATTGGTCTGGACCTGATTGTTACAAAGCCCAACACTTCCCTTGGTGGGATTGACCCGACTGGTACGGGCAACTCCTTCTGGGCATCTACTGAGACAAACCAAGGTGGCGCTCTTACCACCGCTGGCATGGCGACCCTGTACAACGACGTTTCGGTCGGCAATGACCAGCCAACAATCATCATCACTACACAGGCTTTGTACGAGGCTTATGAGAATCTGCTAACTGACCAGATTCGGTATACCGATACCGATGTGGCCGATGCTGGTTTCCAGAACCTCTTGTTCAAGGGCGCTCCCGTCACATTTGACGGGGGTTGCACCAGTGGCGAGATGATGTTCCTGAACACCAAGTACCTGCAACTAGTTGGTCACAGCGATGTCTGGTTCAAGCCGACACCGTTCGTGCGTCCAACCAATCAGGACGCGGTTTACTCTCAGATCCTGTCATACGGCAACTTGACCTGCTCCAACAGGGCGCGTCAGGGATACCTATACGGGGCCACCTGATCCCACTACTAGGCGGGGGGCGGTAATCATCCCCTCCCCATCGGCTATTGCCGCTTCCCGCCCCTATGTTCACACGGAGGCCGCATGGCACGCGATTTCGCTATTAGTTACGGATCCAAGATTCGTCCAGCGGCACAGCCTGCCAGCGGCTTCCGTGAAACACGGCCTGAGAAGCACGCAGTTTCGCGGGACCGCAACATTGAGCGGGTCAACCCGACTCCAACTCTTGAAACCAAGCCTGACGTTTCGGTTTGTACCGTCACGACGAAGGCTGGAACTACTTGCAAGGCCCGCCCTGTTGAGGGAACGGGTGCCTGCATTTTCCACACTGAACGGCCCACCTAGTGCAGATTTCTGAGATGCGCACTTATGTGCGCTCCGTTGTTGACATTGATTCGTCTGACATTGGCGACGACACAATGAACAGGTTTCTTGGTGAGGGCTACGACGTAATCGTTTATTCGGAGAAGCGTTGGCCGTTCTACGAGGCCGAAACATCGTTTTCTACGGTTGCTGACACGAAGGATTACACGCTGGCAACAGTGGGCGCATCGGTTACGACTGGTTTGCGGGAAATAGCGGCGCTGCGAACCAACGACCACGTTGTTGACTTTGTGGGCCGCGACGCTGGCGATGTCGCATACCCGTTGGATGTGACATCGACTGGGGAACCATCCCATTGGTCTTTTTGGGCCGACACGGTACGCATGTACCCGACCCCTGATGCCGTGTACACAGTGAATGTACGCGGTTACAAGAATCCGACTGCTTTCGGTGCGGGTTCATCTGATGCAACTGAACCTTCCGATCTTCCTGAACCGTTCCACATCGTGATCGCAACCTACGGGGTTGCTCGGGCCTATGAACAGCAAGAAGATCCCGACATGGCGGTCCAATACTTGAGCCTGTTCAACCAAGAGTTAGACAACCTCAAGGGCCGTTACGACGACATGCCTGCACCTCAGCCTGTGTTGTTGAACAGCCGCCACTCTGGTCGGTGGCGGTCTGGGGCGGCGATGCCGTCTCGGCTCGCTTATTCGTGGGAGTAGGACATGGCTAAACGCCAGTTCTACATGGAGTCGCTGGAATCATTCAGCGGTGGCCTAAACCTGAGGTCCGATCAGTTCAACCTGAAGAAAAATGAATCACCTGATTTGTTGAACGTGGTTGTGGACCCCCGTGGCGGTGTACGAATGCGCGACGGTGTTGACCGTCGCAACACGACAGCGTTGTCGGCTGATGTTGAAGGCATGTGGGGGTTGCACACTGATTCGGGCACCAACCATGTCATGGTCAACTACGGCACCAAGGTCGCATATTCAACTACCGCAAACTTCACAGACCTGACGGGGATAACAGCACGCACCGATGGCACCCGCGTATACGGCATGACAATGAACAACGTCGCCTACGGGGTGTCTTACGATCAGGTGTCATTCAAATGGGATGGCGCAACAGCCTCCGATTTGGGTACGACACTGGATGGCACGGCGGGCAACATGCCGCAAGCCCAATACGTGACCTTTTGGAACAACTTTGCGTGGACGGCAAACACCTACGAGGGATCCACGGCGCATAAGACACGGGTCCGCTGGTCGAACGCTAATGACCCTGAGAAGTGGGCTGCCGACGACTACGTAGACATCGACAAGGGCGAACACGGCGATTACATCACTGCGATTGTTCCGATGGGTGATCGCCTGCTGGTATTCAAAACGAACAGTGTCCACGCCATATTCGGCTGGGACTCTGATTCATTTCAGGTTGTGACACTAACCAACGATGTTGGTTCTGTACCGCTATCTAGCCCTGTGTCTACCCCTTATGGGGTGTTCTTCTGGTATGGGCAGGCAGGCGTGTACGTGTTCAACGGTGAACAATTCGTGTGGTTGTTCAACAACTTGCAACCAGCGATTGATGACCGACGAATCACATTCGCTCAGAATCCGCAGTTGGCTTGGGGCAACAACAAACTGTATGTGTCGATTGATTGGACTGAGGATGGGTCTACGGCTCGCCGCACTTTGATGTATGACCCGACACTCAGCGAGTTGGGTGCATGGGTTCTAAGCGACATTGATGCTGGCCCCATGTTTGCCTACCGCCCACCTAATGGGGCGGGCACGGTGTATGCAGGTTGTGTCGCTAACACGGGCATCGTGGTCGATGTCGAGGATGACCAGAATCGCACCAGCGACCGTTACGTGGGGTCCACTGAGGCCCATATTGCTTCCTATTTTGTGACTAGGTGGGTCACTGGGAAGAATCCTGTGGTGAAGAAACGGTGGGGTAAGCCTCGGATGATCACATTGGCTGAGTCGTCAATCACTTTGCCGATAACAACGTATAAAGATTACGACAAGGCTGAGCAGGCTTCATCGTTTGATGTGAACATTGTTGGCCGTACATCTACGTCGCTGTGGGATACCGCCAAGTGGGATGAATCGGATCCTGCTTCAGCGTATGTCGCTGTATGGGATGCGATTGCCAAGGATTTGGTCACGGATGTAAAGGCTTTGCCGACTCTTGGGACAGCAAAAGCAATAAGTATGAAGGTGAACGGGCCGACGGGCACGAATAACACATGGGAGGTGAACGCATTGGCGTTCACATATGTCCCTAGGAGGCTCCGCTAGATGGGTACTTTGGCGGTTACTAACGATTTTTCGGCTGGGACAAGCATTGTCGCGGCCGACATGAACCAGAACTTCACTGATGTTGAGACGTTTGTGAACTCATCGCCGGGCGTGGTTCAAAACGATTTGGTTGATGCTCAGGGCGATTTGTTTGCTGCTACTGCGGCTGACACGGTGACGCGTTTGGCTGTTGGCTCAGATGGTCAGGTGTTGACTGCCGATTCGACTGCTACGACTGGTATTGCTTGGGCAGCGGGCGGGATGCCGTCCACGGGCGGCACGTTCACTGGGGCAGTTACTTTCGATGGTGCCTCCCCAATTGTGTTAGAGGGTGCCACTGCGGACGGGTTTGAAACAACTGTTGCGGTTACCGATCCGACTGCTGACAGAACTTTGACGTTGCCTGATGC